AAAGGCCAGTTGGCGGAACAGCATGAGCGCTAGCGAGCAGGGCGACCCTCGCGAGCGCCTCGTACGCGCGATCGAGCTCGAGAAAAACAACGCGATCGACCTCAGCGTCGACCTCGACGACAAACGGCGGGAAGTGGAGACGGCGACGCGGGACCAGGTGTCCTAGAACGTTCCACGTGGAACCTCTGTCGCTCCACTTCGGACCACATCTGCGGAAAATCTGACCATCCTGTCTCGAAATAGGGCATACTGCCCGGTGCATGGCGGCGTTCACAGCCTTAGCCCTCGGGCTCGCCCTCGGCGCGGGGGTCGGCGCGATTGCCGCTCGGCGCAAAAAAGGCCCCCAACCCCAACCGCCCGTCCTCGCCCCCGGTCCCACCACAGCCGCAGACGCGGTCCAGCAGACCCTGCCTCCGACGCCTGTGGCCACGGAGAGCGCCAGTCTGGCCGCGGCGCGAATGGCCTCTGCCCGGACTCGCCGGAAAGCCGCGACGGGGCCTGCCGGGAAGGTCCGCCGTGCCCCGGGCGTCGCCCCGAGTGCCAAGACGGCCTACGGGGCCAGCCGGACGTTGATCGGGAGCTGAAGACCTGATGGACAGTTGCGCCAGCACGAGACGTGATGTATGTTCCTGACGAAGCACGCCGGCCCCATTGAAGCAAGCTCGGGACGCCCGATCCGGATCTGGCAAAGTTTCACTTCCGGCGTGTTTCCTCGCCAACGGTCCTGAATGGCGAGCGACGATCCCCGGTCCAAACGCGAACGCTACGAGCAACTGGCAGGTGCGCTCAAGACGGAGCGAGCCAGCTACGACTCCCATTGGGCCGAACTGTCGCGGTTCCTTGTCCCTCGCCGCTCGCGATTCCAATCAGGCGATCGGAATAAAGGTGATAAGCGAAACGCCGACATCATCAATTCCACCGCACGCTTCTCCGCGCGCACACTCCAGAGCGGTCTGCATGCCGGACTCACTAGCCCTGCACGCCCGTGGTTTAAATTAGGAACCCCGGACCCAGACTTAGCGCGCTTTGCTCCGGTGAAGGAATGGCTGCATCAAGTCACCCAACGGATGCAAGTCGTCTTCGCCGATACCAACCTTTACAACACCCTCTCAATCCTCTACGGCGACCTCGGGGTCTTCGGCACGTCGGCGATGTGTGTGCTCGAAGACTCCGAGGACCTGTTCCGGTGCTACGCGTACCCGATTGGCTCGTACTGCCTCGGGCTCTCTGAACGCAACATCGCCACGACGTTTACCCGGGAGTATCAGCTGACCGTCCGGCAGATTGTTCGGACATTCGGTGTCCGTCCAGGCTCGACCGAGATCGACTGGTCGCATCTCTCGAGAACGGTGCAGGATTTATGGACTCAAGGGCAGTACGAAACGCCGGTCGACGTCTGTTGGGTCGTCTGTCCGAACGACGACGCGGACCCCAACAAGCTGGGACCGGAGTATCTCCCCTGGACGAGTTGTCACTTCGAACGAGGGGAGAGTCGGGACGGGAGACTGCTGCGGGAGAGCGGGTTCCACTCGTTCCCGATCCTGGCCCCGCGGTGGGACGTGACCGGAGAGGACACCTACGGCACCGATTGTCCGGGGATGACCGCGCTCGGCGACGTGAAGCAATTGCAGCTGCAAGAGCGCGAAAAAGCGAAAGCCATCCGCAAGATGATCGATCCCGCCCTGGTCGGCGCGCCGGAGCTCCGAACGCAGAAGACCAGCCTCCTCCCAGGTGACATCACGTACGTCCGGGAGCCACAGCATGGGCTGCGAGCGATTCACGAGATCACGCTGAATATCGATCATCTCGTGCGGGATATGGGCGAAGTGCAGTACCGCATCCAGCGGGCGTTCTTCGAGGATTTGTTTCTGATGCTCGCGCGGTCGGATGACCGGCGCGGGAGTCAACCCGTCACCGCCCGCGAGATTGACGAGCGGCACGAAGAAAAACTGATCTCGCTCGGGCCGGTGCTCGAACGGACGAACGACGAGCTGCTCTCCCCGCTGATCGATCGCGCCTACCTGCTGATGGATCGGGCCGGGCTCGTGCCGGAGCCGCCCCCCGAGCTCGAGGGCGTCAAGCTGAAGGTCGAATACACGTCGATTCTCGCCGAGGCGCAAAAGCTCGTCGGCGTGACGGCGCTCGATCGGTTAATCGGGTCGCTCGCCCCGTTAGTCCCCGTGTTCCCTGAAATTCGGTTCAAGCTCGACGTGTTTCAGCTAGTGGATGACTACGCCGAGATGCTCGGGGTCGATCCGCGGCTGATTCGTCCGACCGAGGAGGCGACCGCCCTCCAGGCGGAGCAGGCGCAGCAGCAGCAAAACCAGATGGATGCCGAACGGGCGAAGACGCTCGCTGAAGCGGCGCGCGCTGGATCACAGGCGCCTCTCGGTCAAGACAGCGCTTTAGACCGCGTGGTGTCGGCCGCTGGGCAGACCGTGCAATGAACAGGAGTCGCGCATGACGGGTGATCTGACTGACGTGGGCGCAAGTCCGCATCTCCTGGTCCGACCGGGCCAATCGTTCACGCACACGCTCGTCGTGGCCGAGGAGGAAGTGTTTATCGGCACGGTCCGTCTGGAACGGTCGACCACCGGGCAGACCTGGGATGTGGTCGCGGCGTGGACGGGAACGGCGCTCGTCCCGCTCGAAGGGGCGGCGGCCTCAGGGACGATCCGCAACGAGGACCATGAAGCGGCGCGGTATCGGTTCGTGTGCAGCGTGTTCGACGAGGCGAGCGACGCCATCGCGTGGACGTTCGAGCCTGCGGTGGACGCCCTCGGACCGGCGGTCACGAACCGCGACGGGGTGCCGATTCTGAGTTACACCGACGAGGGGATCGTGGTGCCGAAAATCACCGCGACCGTGCTCGTTGCCCCTGCGACGTTGCTGGACTTCTCGGCGTTGCCGACCAGTGATCCGTTGATCGCGGGGCGATTGTGGCTCGATACCGCGACGTTGAAAGTATCAACGGGCGCGTAGGAGGACGTATGCACAAGCTGGTGCGGGTGACCGGTGTGTTGGGGCTGGTGCTCGCGGTCGCGGTCGGGCCGCTGTGGGCGCAGGCCCGGACGATGTCGCCGTCGACGGCGCTCCTGACCGCCGCGACGACGACGGCGAGCGGGGCGGCCCAGAAGCCGATCACGGTCCCGCGCACGTATCACGCGTTCGGGACGACGTCGGCCGGAGCTGGTGCGGCCACAATTGTGATCGAAGTCAGCAACATCGAGACGCCGGCCACGGATGCCGACTGGATCCTGATGGGGACAATTACGTTGACGCTCGGCACGACGCAGACCTCAGACGGGTTTGCGAGCCATGCCGCCTGGCGCAACGTGCGCGCGAGGGTGACCGCGATCAGTGGAACGACCGCGACCGTCTCCGTCCAGATGGGGAACTAACCAATGGATCGCCGAGTCGACCGCCGCGCGCTCAGCTACGCCGTGATGGGCACGTGCCTGGTGCTGCTGCTCACCAGCGTCCTCGTCGGGCAGAACACCGTCACGACGAACCCGCGGGTGACCGGCGTCCAGGCGGGGTCGATTCCGGTCGGCACGGGCACGGCGATCGCGACGGTCGGCGGCACGCTGTTCTGGACCGGTACCCCCACGGGGAACCTCGCCGATACCAACTGGGTCATCAGTCCGGTGTATGCGCTGCCGGCCAACACGCTCACGAGCAACGGCGATCGGCTCGAAGTCGAGGCAATTGTCAGCTTCTCCGCCACGGTCTCGACGAAGTCGGTGAGTTGCCGGGTGGGGTACACCGCGTTTGACATCTCGACGGGGTTTACCGGCGGGGTGCCGCTCAACACCAACACGACGAGCAGCACGACGGCATCAGGGCAGATTCGAGGGGTGGTGACGCGGATCTCGGCGACCACGGCGAGTCATGCCACCTTTGGCATTACGTCGGGCGGTGTCGTGTTGGTCGGCGTCATCTATGACGCGACGAGCGCGATCACCTGGGGGGCGGCAAACAACATCGCCTGCGCCGTGAAAGACAGCGCCGGCATAGCCAACAGCGAAATCATTCAGGAGCTGCGCGTCACGGTGTTCCCGAGATGAGTACGCGCAGCCTGCAGCGGAACGCGGCATCGTCAGTGATCACGCACTGCTCACTATGAGGACGCAGCGTTCCCTTACCGGCAATGCCGCCGATCCGGTACAAGTCCGGTACGCCGCGCGCAAAGAGAAACAGGCGGCGGCGCTGTTCGCCGATGCGCTGGAAACCGTCCTGCGCACCCCTGCCGGGCGAATCGTGCTGGCGGGCCTCTTGACCCGGGCCGGATTGGATCGGACGTCGTTCGATCTGAGCGGGCCGGTCATGAGTTTTCAAGAAGGCCGACGCAATTTCGGCCTGGAGCTGAAGGCCGAGATTATCGGGGCGAGCGAAGACCTCTACGAGCTGATGGAGCGCGAAGCCCGTGCCCGTCAGCGATCGGACGAACGAGAAGCCGCGGCATTCCAGATACCGGCGGCCGAGGAGGTAGACAGGCATGCCTGACGACCCGAAGGACGCGAAGGCGATCCCCGACGCGTCTCCTGTGCCGCCCGCACCAGTCGTGCCGGCCGCATCCGTTGACCCGAAGGCTGAAGAGAGACCACCCGTCGAACCTCCGCGCACGGCTGACGAGCCCCCGGCTCAGTCAAAGGCGCCGGATAAGTACACACTGGTCGTCCCTGATGCCGCCGCGGCCTTTGTCGAGCCCGCGGATCTCGCGCATCTCGAATCGGTCGCACGTACGTCCAACTGGAGCAACGAGGATGCACAAGCGGCGCTCGAAGAGTACGCCGCCACGATTGCCGCCCAGTCCGTTCGGTTCGCTGCCGAGTTAAAAGCGGACAAAGACTACGGCGGGGACAAGCTCGCCGAGAGTCAGCAGTTGGCCAAACGGGCGATCGACCGGGTCCGTCCGGACGGCCACGCGCGACGAGATGCGTTCATGCGCTTCCTCAACCGAGGGGGCGCCGGTAACAACCTCGAGGTCGTGTCCTTCCTGGCCGACCTCGGGAAGCTGATGAGCGAGGATACGCCCGCCCCTATGCGCTCGACGGGATCGGACACCGGCAAGGATGCCGCGTCGAAGCTGTACGACCATCCGACGTCCCAGACCGTCGGTGTGTAGGGGGGAGCGTCCGGCGACTCATCGCGGAGTACGTCTATGACTTGGAGAATCGTCTCACTCGTGATGATCGCTGTGGTGCTGCTCAGTGACGGGCTCAGCGCGGCCTCGGTCGTCAGCACGCACGCACGCGCGTGCGATTGGGTGCTCATCGGTGTCGTGGGCGCTGTGCTCGGCAGCGGCGCACTCACGCTCGCGGACTGGGCCAAACGGCTCGACCCGGACGGGAAAGTCCCGACCATCGTCGAGCTCTTGAGTCAGACCAATGAAATCCTCGCGGACATGCAATGGAAGGAAGGCAACCTGCCGACTGGCCATCGCAGCACCATCCGCACGGGTCTCCCCACGGTCTACTGGCGCATGCTCAACCAGGGCGTGCCGCCCAGTAAATCGACGACCGCGCAGGTCGATGACCAGGCGGGCATGCTGGAAGCCTGGAGTGAAGTCGATGTCGCGCTGGCGAGACTGAATGGCAACGTTTCGGCGTTCCGTCTCTCGGAAGCCGGCGCGTTTTTGGAAGCCATGAATCAGGAGATGAGCCAGACCCTGTTCTACGGGAACAGCGGAATCGCGCCGGAAGAGTTCAGCGGCCTCTCCCCGCGCTACAGCCTGCTCTCGGCGGGCAACGGCGGGCACATCATCGATGCGGGCGGCACGGGCTCAGACAACACGTCGATCTGGCTCGTCGCCTGGGGCGAGAATGCCCACGGCATTTTCCCGAAAGGGAGCAAAGCCGGGCTCGAGCACAACGATTACGGCGAAGTGACGGTCGAAGTGACGGCCGGGATCGCCGGGAACCGGATGCGCGCGCTGCAGGAACGGTATACCTGGATGGCCGGGCTGGTCGTCCGCGACTGGCGATCGGTCGTCCGCATCGCCAACATCGATGCCCCGACGTTGGCCGGCGGCTCCCCCCAGGATCTGATCTCCATGATGGAACAAGCCGACGAGCTGTTGCCGGACATCGGCGGGCGCCGGGTGTTCTACGCGAACCGTCGCGTCACGCGATATCTGCGGAAGTTTGTCCGCGTCGCGGTGGGCGCAGGCGGGGGACTCACGTTCGAGAACTTCGCCGGCAAGCGGGTCATGGCGTTCGATGGCATCCCGATCCGGCGCGTCGATTCGTTGCTGATCACCGAAGCCCGCGTCGTCTAACTCGCGACACACAATAGGAGACCTCCCAAATGATTCCCGATGCCCTCTTGCTGGTGTCCGATGCGCAGGCGTTCACAGCCGTGGCGGTGAGCACCCATTCCGTCGACCTCGGCAACGTCACCCCGAAACGCCAGATCGGCACGGGCGAACCGCTCGGCTTTGCGGTCGCCGTCGATGTGGCGGCGAGCAGCACGACGGTCAAGCTCGAAGTCATCATGGCGACCGACGACGCGCTGACCGCTGGGATCATCGTGCTCAACGAACAGACACGTCTCTCGGCGGATCTGGCCGCGGGGAAGCTGTTGTTCCTCGATCTCCCGGTGCAGCCGCCGGCCGCGGGCTGGTTGCGGTATCTCGGGATTCGCGTGACACCGGCCGGTGGGGCCGCCACGGTGACGTTGTCGGCGTGGCTCACGGCGCGGTCGCTGTTCTCGGTGATACCGACGGCGTACGCGAAAAATTACGTCGCGTAGGAAGACAGGGGCGTTGTCCGGACGTGGGCGACGCCCCTGTTACTCGATGGGAGTCCACGCATGGCCAATACCACGAAACCGAAGCCTGCGGTCACGTCTGTGCAGCGGCACGCCGACGACGTACGCGCCGCGGCCCGCCAGAGCCCCCTGGCCGAGGCGCCCGCCGGGTCCCGGATCAAAGTCCGGGCGACCTCGACCGGGTACTATGAGCACGCCCGTCGCCGGATCGGGGACGTGTTCATGATCGACGGCGCCGCCTTCTCGGACACCTGGATGGAGCTGGTTGACGCCGACACGCCGGAGCGCACGACGACGGCCGGCGAACATTTGCGGCAGGAACACGATCGGATCCTCGGTGGCACGGTCCAGGAGGAGCCGGGGTCCCCGACCGGC